CCAGCCACAATCGGTGTTACGACGACGTTCTCGGCAGGCGTATCGGTCCCGGCAACGGTTACTCCGTCAACAGTCGCTTGTCCGGTAGTAATTGTACCTTCGGTTACTGCCAACTCAATCGTCGTACACGCTGGCATAGAAGTCCCAGCTACCCTCCCCTCACCCACTATCTCAGCGGTTGTTACACCGGCTGCTGTGGCGACTACAGCGACATTCCCCGGCCATTCGCTCTACATCACTATTGATGCGACACCGGGAGTCATTGCAGCTACCGCAACGATGCCTTCTGCAACAGCTAGCGGCAACTTTACATTCGAGGCTTCGACGATTGCGGCAACAACAACAACTGGCGCAGAAGAAATGTACCGTTTAGTAGTAATACCTACTTCAAATATTGTGCCATCGATAGGTAGACGAGAAGATACAAGTCCTGCTGGTTACGCACTAATGCGACATTTCCAACCCGGAGCACGGGGAGATAATATATTTATTGTTAATGGGACAACTGTCCAAGATTATTTACCTGCTGACTGGGCAACAGTTACACGGTGGATATATGGAGGGCACGAAAGTCCGAGAGATTTAACAAGTTCAGAAGAAACAGTGTTAGTTGCAGCCGGATATTCCTTCAGAGTAGGACCAGAATAATGCCAATTTATGTTTACCGTTGTCTCGATTGTGGATTGTCACACGAGATTCGTCATGGTTTCGATGAAACTTATGACGGTGTTTGCGATACCTGCAAAGGAGTTGTTCGTAAATACTTCGGTGAAGTACACATCTCTGCCTCAGCTACACCAACAAGAGGTATGCATGATGGGAAAGCGATTGATTGGTCTGGATCTAAAGTTAAAGAAAGAGAAAAAGAAAGGGATATGGCAGCCTACAAACGCCTCCGATCTGAAGGTATTCAGCCGAAGAGCATTGACGGCGCTGCCAAAATGGAACGAGAAGCCTCAACCTCTCACGAAATCAAAGCCGGGACGCTTCTTCAAGGGCCGAAGTCAGAAAAGAAACGCAAAGAACGTGCCCTTAATGACGTTCTTGGGAGTGGCTAATGACTGCACAGGCTTGGATTGATGAGACAAGAGACATGCTTTTGTCTGGTTACGTGGAAGAGTTACTTCTTTTAGCATCCAATATAGGTACTACTTCAGAAACAACCATCGAAATTACAGGTGCAGGTGATTCTGGGATAGTACCCGGTGTCATTATTGAAATAGGCATGGAAGCTATGTACGTTAGCGCAGCCGCTGGCTCAACAGTCAGCGTCATTCGTGCGTATGGAGGTTCTACTGCAATAACTCACACCGCTGGTGACATCTGTCGTGTATCACCGAAGTTCCCTACTTACAGAATATTTGAAGCACTTAATAATGATCTCCGAGATTTAACTTCTCCTGATAGCGGGATCTTTCAAATGAAAAGTTTGCAGAGCATTACATACAATGCTGCGAAACAAGGCTATGACCTTACGGGTTTGACAAGTGAAGAAGTTCAATCGATTTATTCTGTTACTTATACTGATCCAGTAGTTGTTGAAGCACGTGAGCCAGATATCCGTAAGTGGGAATTGAAGCGTGATAGAGCTACCACTTCATTTGCTAGTGGGTTAGCGTTGGTTCTTTATCAACAAGCATTCCCCGGAAAAAAATTAAACATTAGTTATAAATCTCCATTGACATTGTTGACATCTACTGCAAGCACAAAGGCGTCAACAGGATTAGCTACTACTGCTTATGATTTACCTCCGCTTGGTGCTGCCATCTCATTGATGGTTGGTACTCCTATACGGCGAGAGTTTATAGATGCACAAGGAAGCTCACGGCGAGCAGAAGAAGTACCACCCGGTGCTATCTCTGCTTCAATGCGAGATCTATGGGGACGTAGAGATAATCGGATAGCTGCGGAGGCTGCACGCTTACACGCCATGTACCCACAGAGGTCATAACGTGGCATTCAACTCTGAGCTTCTACCCGTAGAACTGAACGGTGTTTCCTACGCAATAGATACAGAAATGTATCGACGCACCACAGTTCCTGTTGCCCGTCAACAACGAGATAACAGTAAAGAGCCGGGAGAAAACACTCTTGATACCACAGGTGCATGGGTTAGATCACAAACAGATTGGTCCTATGGTGCAGGCCAACTGTATGTAGATAAAGAAGATTCAGATCGGCGTCGGTTTTATTCATCGCAAGGCATAGACATTTGGACTAAAGGTCAGATGACTTTGCTACCAACAACAGAAGACGCAGCTTCATCTCAAACGCTAGGCACAGAAGATCTAATAGTTAAAAGATTCGTAGCTACAGATGGTACTGAATATCTTTATCTTGTATCAGATTCAAACATTCTTTACAGCACTACCGGAGGAGCAAGTTGGGCAACATTCAGCGTCACGAACAACGTAACCAGCATTACCTCAGATGGGACATCTGTTTATATAGGGCGAGATACCACCAATACACCGCTCACAGCTACGCTAGGAAGCAGCACAACATCAGCTTACGGGACAGAAACACCAGACATTCTCGCTGTTGTCGCTGGTCGTATGATCGGTGCAGATGCTAACTCGATTTACGAACTCGATTCTTCAGGTGCAAAGGTTTCATCCTCATTAGATTTTTCGTTTTCGCTTTCATCAACAACATGGGTTGCAGTAACAGCAGCTTCCAATGGTATCTATGCGGCAGCTAACGCTGACAACACAGGCGCTCTCTACTACATAGGGGTTAACAACGCTGACGGGACATTGCGTACCCCAACTATCGCTGCTTCCTTACCTCGGAACGAAACCATTAACGCAATTATTTCTTATGCAGGTCTTATAGGTGTAGCCACAAGTGTGGGTTTTCGGTTAGCTTTAATCGATCAAAGCTCATCAGGTCTTACCTTAGGGCCAGCGATTGACACAGCGGGAGAAGTTTATTCTCTTGAAGCTGATGGCAGATTCATTTGGTTTGGAGCAGACAATGCACAGGTTTACCGTGCAGATCTATCCAAGTTCACAGAGATACTTGTTCCTGCTTACGCATCAGATCTACAAATGTCAGGCACAGTAGCGGCAGGAGACAAGGTAGTTTCTTTAGCTCGTTTAAATAACTCTTCTGACCCGAAGCTATTCCTTGCTGTGAACAAAGCTTCAGGGGCTGGTGTCCTTTATAAAGAAAGTTACACCGGGGTAAAGGTATCTTCTGGAGAACTAATCGCAGGAGAATGTACGTGGTCAACGGTAGTTCCGAAGCTGTTACGGTCAGGTGTCATCGACCTTGACCGTTCACAATATGAGCGATCTAAAACACCGTATCGTGAATCAGGTACTGACTACACAGACGGGGATAACACCTACACATTGGGTGAAGAAACAACAACTGCCGCAGGAAAGATACGACTTAAAGCAGTCAATCGACAGAACACTTCTGCTTACATTCCTAGTTCAACAGGTTCTCTAACAACAGGGAATGCAGCTACATTTGTGTTCCCAACTGATGAGTTGACAGCAATCTCTTATGATTTAACTGTTGAATTGGAAAGGTCAGCTACAGCTACGACTGTCGCACCTATTTGCCATGACTGGCAGCTAACTGCTGTCGCTGTGCCACCTCGCATAGACGAAATTATTCTTCCTATCTTTTTAAAACGAGAAGTAAGAACAGCACGAGGCTCTGGCATAAACAAAACTCTTGCAGCTAAAGCAACCTTCGATAACCTTCGCACATTAATGGACAGAGGTGAAGCGATCACTTATAAAGAAGGTGACCGCACAGATACAGTGACCATTGAAAGATTAGAAATGCAACCCGAACGTCTATCCGACGACGGTGGCTGGTGGGAAGGTACCCTATTAATTAGGTTATTAACTGTACCTAATTAGGGAGCTATGGCTAAGACTCTGTTCTTTGACATTGAAACCGCACCAAATCTTAGCTATGTGTGGGGACAATATCAGCAAGACGTGATCGAACACGTTAACGAGTGGTACATGCTGTGCTTCTCTTACAAATGGGAAGACGAAAAGAAAACGCATGTTGTTTCTTTAACGGATTTCAAACTTTATGACAATGATCCAGAGAATGATCTTCATGTCACTAAAAAATTGTGGGAACTATTAGATGCAGCAGACATAGTGATCGGGCACAACTCTGACGCCTTCGATATTAAGAAGGCAAACGCTCGATTCGTTTCACATGGGTTAGGCCCACCCTCTCATTACCAAACGGTTGACACTTTAAAAATAGCTCGACGCTATTTTAAATTTAATAGCAATAGACTTGGACATCTCGGTGAGCATCTAGGTCTAGGGAATAAAGAAGCAACAGGAGGCTTCCAAACATGGGCAGGTTGCATGAAGGGTGACGCTAAAGCATGGGCAACTATGAAGAAGTACGCCAAACAAGATGTGGATTTATTGGTCGATGTCTACGAACGGTTACGACCGTGGGCTACCAGCCATCCGAATAGGAATGTAATAGATGGAACATCATTCGGCTGTCCTACTTGCGGAGGTAACGAACTCCAAAAAAGAGGAACAAGAAAAACAAGAACGATGGTCTACCAGACATACCAATGCAAACGTTGCATGTCGTATTGTCGTGAACGTTTATCATCCACGCCTGTTAGACCTGAAGTGGTTTAAAGATTATAACGAGCAGGCAACTTGTGTTCCGGTTCAGCTACCCAATTCTTAAACCGAGTCTTGCAAACTTTACATCGACATTTACCAAGCAAATAAGTAGCGATGTACCCGTGCTTGGTAAAATCCTTGCGCTGCCAAACGGTGTGCCCAAGGTCGTCGATCTTCATTAGTAATCTTCTGGATTAGAAGCATCATCCTTAAATAGTTCAGCTACCCGCTGGGCTTCTTCTTTACTGCGAAACCAATCACGGATCTGGCTGTCACATATCACGGCATATCCTTGGACATTCAAGCCGGGTCCTATTTGTGCAGCTATCTCTTTAACTTTTACATCCATCGCTATTCTCCAATCACGATGTCCCATTTATTTTACCACGGATAGTGGTAGGTAGGGTGCCCCGGCGAAAGGAGAGGAAACTCCGAGGCACCCTGACCTTATTTTAAAGTCTGGCGTAGCTCTCGGAGCCGCTTGATATTCTCTTCAAGACTCAACGATTCCTCTTTCATTTCATCTAATTTCTTACGAGTAACTTCGATACTTGCAATGATAGAAGCACGCTGGTCCTGCTGCGCTACTGCTTTCTCGTCAGCGATGCGCCGCAACGCTGTCTCGAAAGCTCCCTCTGAGAAACCCCATGTGATTTGTAGAGCTTCGTAACATTCATGGACTGTCCACCCTGCGCTATGTGCAGTCTCGACAAGATGCCGAATGCGGGCTGGTTTAACACCGAAAGGTTTACGTTCAAGTTCCTTCCACCAATGATTCAACATCGTTGTCAGATCCTTGAACTCTTGGTTGAGATACACTACCTCGCCCATTCATTCTCTCCTTTATTAGCTGTGCAAATGTATGCATTTCCATTACTACATATGCACCGCCGGTCCCAAAGTTGCGTCGTTTAACTAGAGCAGCAGCGAATGTAGCATCAGCATTAATCCGTTCTTGCTCTGTTTCTTTCATAATTTGAGACAAGGACGAGAGGGCATCCTTCCTGTTTTTGCATTCAAATACAAATTCAGGTAGGTCAAGGCATCGGATATCCCCTACGTCCTTTGTCCCAGTCAGGGGCAACCGCATGAACTCATGCTTTGTATAGCTTTCGAGAAACCTGACGCATTCAGTTTCCCAAGCTGTCCCCTTCTGTTTGGATTTACTCATCAGCCCCAGATTGTCTAGGCAAATACATTTCAGGATCGTCTTCGACCATATCTAAATAACTATTGATTGCTGTTTGCAGTATGTACGATTCCGCTTGCATAAGTTTATTGTTGTCATCCAACATTCCTGATGGATGATTTTCAAATGCTTCTACCATCCGTAAAGATTGTAGTTCTAAGCGATCTGCAAATTCAGTAGGCACAACTACAGTGATAATCCGTAGAGCCTCTGATAATACCGGCACCATGATGCTATCTTCTTCCATTAGAAGGGTTCCTGATCGTCAGCGAATGCGTCTTGGACAGTTTTTACTGCCTCTTTCGCAACACTATCACGATCATTACCCTTTGGATACCAGCGCCAAGATGGTCCGCCTTCGTCTGCATATAGACAAAGCTTGGTGCGCTTCTCACCTTCTTTACTTTCCCACTCGTCTTGTTTCATGCGTCCGATGAACATCACACGAGAACCTTTAGGTATTTCAGAGATGCGTTCAGCTAAATCGCCAAAGCATTTCACATCGAACCAGTGGGTTTCTTTAGTGTCGTCACGACCCGTAGTCACAGCCACAGGCACAGTAACGAATGCGTTACCAGACTTACCGTAACGCAGAGTAAGATCCGAGCCGACGTTGCCAGCAATGGAAATATTACTCATCCTTATCTTCCTCTCTTTTGCTAAGAATATTTGCGAGAACATAGTTCCCGTCATGTTTATGCCAGAGATGTAGACCTAAGCCCAATCTCATTGCACATCTTTTAATTCCATCAGATGCACACGCTTTCAAACGTGCTCCGTCTGTCTTCCAATTGTTTGGATTTTCGCACTCACCAACCTCTTGTATCGAGGTAGTTCGTCCGTCAACATCAACAGTAAGAGTACAAAGGCAGCCAGTGACAGTACCATCAGCATCCCTAATAACGTCATCAATAGAAAAATCATAAGCTCCTAAAATTCCTAAGAGAAATTGTGTAACTATCCCATGCGGAACATAAGCTGCTGCAAATTTCCCCGGCTTAGTTTCAATGAACTTGTCAGGGAAGGGTACGGCTAGCTTAGTTAGTTGAGTCATAGCTCTCCTTAATTTGTAATACATCTTCGACATAAGACACAGTTGGACATACCTCTAGGTGGGGGCAGTACTTACATTCCCAAGGCAACTCTTCCTCTGACTGGAAGGTTCCGTTCCAAGAACTCAATAAACCTGCCGGTAGCACACCAGTATCTAAAACATTTTGCGCCATCTTCTTGTGTTGTTCCAAGAAATATGTCGTCATCTGGATTAATGATGCGCCTGTATCACTGATCTCATCGTGAATGTTGAACACCCATTCATGTATGTCGCCAGCTTTAGCAGAGTCTTTCCATCTACCCGGCGTAGCATCAGTACAGACATACACCATGTGGATGTAATGAACATCGAGAGCCAAAGCGTAAGCAGTTGCTTGAAACAAATGCTCTTCTTTAGGCATGTTCTCTTTACGTGCTTTACGAAACCCGTAGTTACGCATCGTTTTAATCTCTAAGATACGACGCTCTCCACTAGGTGCTGTATACACACCGTCAGTGTGACCAGAAGTTAAAGCGTATGGAATGCTTACCGGTACTTCACACTCAAAATCTCTGATTGCATCCTGATCTGTAGCAAATGCATCCTGAATGCAATCGTGCAAGGTGTTACCTATTTCCCTTGCTACGAAACCATTGATTGCCTCATCCCCTACATATCTGACAGGCAGTTGAAACCCATCAAAGATTTGTTTCCTGTCACATGAAGTGATGCTAGAAATTCTAAGGAATGAACCATCAGCAGTTGGCTTAGGTTCAGGTACACGTACAAAATCACGAAGGACTAGCTCTGCAAGACTCATCGTTCTCCCTTTCTACGTGCAGTCTATCAGTTCCCTCGGGCCTCATCAATGCGGCGATCCCAATAAAGTGACTCAGCAATCTCTCTAGCTTCGAGCATTTCTTCATACTCTTCGTCACTTAAATCTGCATATGGATCGTCGGGTGGGTCTATTGAGAAGTATTCCATCAATCCTTCTTTTGAACAATTAGATAGTCAGAGCCAATACTCGTCCTGATCTTTATCTTTCTGGCCCGTGCTGCGTTGCACAAATTAATTCTCATGCTTTGTACCTTGCAGCTAAAATCAATATCTTTAGTTAGTTTCCAGATTTGTCCATCCAACCATTGGTCATATGGATAACCTTCTTCATTCCTAGTCTTACCAAATACATGGTTCTCTAAGACTTCAGCCATTAATCTTTCCTACTTTCGTAATAATAATCAGCAGTAGTCCGCCACAAATATTGCGGACCAGCATGACGTTTCTTTCTTTTAGATAACCGAGTCTCTTGACGATGACATCCACCACACACAACAGGCTCAATCAAACCAGCCTTCTGTGCTCGCTTCATCAACGGACCAAGTAACCGAGCATTATCTAACTTCACATTCATACACTCCAACACCGCATGTACTTCATCAGTAGTCCATGATTTATGCGGTGGTGTAGTGCGACATACCTTAGCTATTGCGTGTTTAGCAGCAAGCTTCTGGGATGGACGAGCCGATGTCTCGACTCGTGCCATCCCAATGTCGCGTTGCTGCTTACCTTCAAGCTCCGACATAGCTACGGGCCATGTTGTACAAGGCCTTAGCTACAGCATTAATGAACGCATCATCATCAGGATTAACCGTTGTTTCGGAGTTATCCTGCATGTGTTCTCTTATGTAGTAACCGATGTCACTGGTCAATGTGTCTGCAACAATGGCTTCAACATCACCACTGTCTCGCATCACATCAGCACAGATGTCACCAACGATGTCACAGAACGTGCTGTCATTAGCAAGTTCTCGTGTATCTATTTCTACTGTCGCTTCGATGCTCAATTTATTTCTCCTTTATTTGAGATCTAATGAGATGAGGTAGCACCAAGGAGGGCAAAGTGCTACCCCATCTCAGGTCTAGTTAGCTACCAGAATCTTGGCAGCTTTCTCAGTCATGGGTAGTTTCCCGAACATGACGTTGGCTTGGTGCCTACGTGTCCGGTCACGACTGTTAGTTATACCTTTCAAGTGTTTATCTTTTTGTTCCCACGCTTGGACAGCCATGAGCGCACCCCACTTAGTGTTACGCACACCAGTTATGTCTTCGTCCTCATGGAAACGTTTGTTCAGTGCTTGTCTAGTGTTAGCCCAACGAGTTCTTTGATTGTAATAACTCTGCATTGATGGTCGTTTACCTACAACTACATCAGTCATCGCTCGTTCCCAAGAGGGATGTTCCCCAATGAGATCAACAATAAGTTTGTTCCATTCTTCATCAACAAACTCTTGGTTAGCCATCCGCTCAATCTGTGCAGCGTACTGTGTATGACGTTCATAGCCTGCACACAGTTCTTCCACAGCTTCTTGCATCATGCCTTGTGGATCACCCATCTTCTTAAACTTGAAGACAGCGTTCTTATCCAAGACATTCCATTTAAATGTATTCGCACACACAACAGCAGTTGCAGATTGAGTAGCGATTAAAGGAACTTTCTTGTCGTGACCATTGCCAATGTTAAACATCGACTCGACCTTCGACCAACCCGGAATATTTATCTCGTCTTTAAATTTAAGAGAGACATAACCAACACCACCGTTGTCGTAAGTACCTACTGATTCGATACTTTCAACTAACCCAGTGTCAATCAGTAACCCAGTTAGATCATCAATCATAAAGCGATGCTGAACTATCTGATACTTGGGGCTTACTTCAGCGAAAGCATACGGATAGTTGACCATCTTCAAGACATCTCTGCCTTCAAGAATCACACCTATCTCATCATGCTCAATATGTAATGGATGTCGAACAACTTCACACCAGTCGAAAGCATCACGAGCTTCTTCCCAGTTGATATGTCCAACGTTTCCTAACTTATGCCAAGGTGTCACTGAATAGAGTGCGTGCTTGGCGTCTAACGATGTCATCCGATGTGACATTTATCTCTCCTTTATTTGAGATCTTCAGGAGAGGGGTAAGTGCTTAGAAGGGCTATGCATATCTAAGACAATCCTTATCCCCTCTCCCTTTCTTATGACCTTTCAGGAAATATTATACCAACAATAAATCCAAAACCTCCTTCGAGGCTGGATTTATGCGGGATTAAGCCTCCGAAAGGTCACGTTCTATTCACTCTTGTTCAAAGAGTTCGTTCCTCTCACCAAAAGCTTTATCGAGTTCTTCTAAGAACAAGACACAATCTTCTGGTTCGAGAACAGCTTCAGCTACAACCACAATTATGTTACTAATCTCCTCACCAGCAGATAAAATTCTGGTTTCAAGTTTTTCAAAGGCTGTATCAACCGCACCTTGTACTTCGTCAAAGACATCAGTCATTGTTATTCTCCTTTGTGGAAGTGATCCCACATTTTTGTATATGTTTCGATGATATCTATCCACGACATAGCGCCATCATCACCAACACTATGCAAGTAGACAATCAACTGTTCCAACATTTCTTTAGGCATAGAAATTTGATCAGTATTCATATCAGATCCCCCATATCTCTAGCTTTAAGAACCTGACTCCGAGTTAACGCATCGTCATAAGCAATGGGAGTATCCCTACTTTTCTTCCGCTTCTTAACTCGTTCTTCTTCTCCATGTATTCGCCATGCATCACGACAATCAACACACCTACAACCATTGGAATAGTTATAAGCAGAAGGCTTACCTTCACAGCTATCCTTCACCCTGTTCCCCTTCAAGCAGATGTATTGCCTTATCGTAAGCACGATCTTGATATGCCTGCGCTTGCTCATTCAACATATCATCAATATCTAAATCAATACGGTCACGCCATTGCTGCAACTCCGTAATGATTGTCCAGAAAGCTGAATGTCCAAGCTCTTCCGCCGCACTCATACGATGGTCATCATGGCTGTCATGCCACGACACCGCAGCATCCATCAACTCACTGATCCTATTTGTCAGACCCTGACTCACCGCTTCCGCAGTTAACAACGGCCTCCTAATGCAGTCATCTATCACGACTACCCCTTTCCTTTTCCTTCGATCCTATTGCAATGGATTGTTAGCTATCTTAATTTCCCTATCCCTACTCTTCACTTCCCCTCCAAGGAAGTGAAGAGAAACTATCGGTGGTAGGGCAAAAAAAAGCCAGCCGAGGACCGAAGTCCCCGACTGGCAATTCTTTAGCTAAACTCCACAGGCCCACGTTCCTTACGTGACCACCGCTTCGCCGCATTCTCCTCACGCATCAGTCTCCAAGCAGCAGAGTCATTCGTCTGCGCCTCGGACTGCCCGATCAGTTGGTAACCCTCAGCAGCCTGAGCATGTACCGCTTCCATCATTTCAGGGATGAGAGCTACCTCATCAACCGAGGTAGGTACACGATGCACCTGATAGAGGTCGTAACGCCCAACCGCTGGTCGCTTAGGTGGTGCATACCTAGACCGACGTTGCGCTGGTTTTTGTGGTCCAAAGAGAGCCACAATCACGTCAACACCGGGCACCACCCGCCACTCTTCAGTTGAGTACGTTTCACCGTCCTTGGGTGCGATGACCTCACCGGTTTCTTCGTCCACAGGAGGAACGTTAACCCCGGCGTTGGCCTCATAACCGATCCACAGTTGGTAACCCACCTGCGGTATGTCGGCTGTCTTACCACGACCCGGCTTTAGATCAAGGAACATCTCAACCATCGGGTATGTCCAATTCTCGTCAAGAATGAGGCCATCGCCCGGTTCTTCGTCCCACGGCTTACGCTCATCGTAATCCTCGGGTACCTCGAACGGATTAATAACCCCGTACATCTTGTCCCTATAGACATCCGCCAACAGTCGGGCGTGGTCATCACTCAACTCTGGACCATCATCAGTTGAAGACACGAGATGCATCAGGGACTTATCAGTACCCGTGATACCTTCCATGTCCTCAACGGCCATGAACCATTCCAACGGCCACGACGAGTTACCATCATGCCGTGCGTTAGTAACGTTAGACAGGAACTTCTGCCTAAAGTTCTCCGCCACAATAGTGTCGTGATAGTTCTGCGGTAACGTACCAATCTCACTCGGATTGAACGCAGGACGATAACGATCACCTCGTAGTGAAGTGAATGTACTAGCTAAGTTAATTTGTTTCCGATCAGCCATGCTGACCCTCCTTTACATTGGGACCGATTAGCCCCCATGACCCACCCACACACGGTGAGTAGGTCAAAGTGTCAATCGGTCAGGTCCGCTAAGGTCCTATCGTCTACCGACCAGTGAACAACCTTGTCCACGATCAGTAAATCCAAGGCCCAAGACCAGCGGTCCTGCTCCACTGTACTACCAACACGATGCAACGGCACCGTTTCCCATTTAACTTTGGACATACTGTCCCTCCTATTTTGTAACACCCTTATTCTCTCGATCCGCTCAACTACACGTTGATTCCACTCACGACTAGTCAAGTCACAAGGAGAGCGACGTTCGCTTACGTCGCTCCAAAAGTTTGAATCCAAACTTTTTAAAGTTTGGCCGCCGGAGGCAAAAAATTTATACATCAAATGCCTCCTGTCCATCACATTCAGCCCTATGTCCACAAACAAGTCTTTCCTCGAACCTGAACTCAGTACTGTTGTAACCCTCTCCCTCGTTCTCTCCAATCTGTACCCAAACAGGAGCCTTAAAGTAAAACCGAGCTTTCCTAGGCTTAAAACACCAAGCAGTCTCTCCTCGCCAACCCCCAAGCTCCTCAACCTTCCAGTCAAGAAATTTAGGAGCCACGCAATCACCACTAATCAACTCCCCCCACTCATCCTTCTCAATCAAAAGTCTCTCCCCCCACTCATCCCACTTCACGCCACTTCTAAACTCAGTCATTACTTCCCTTTCCGCCCTACTTCCCTAAGCGGGCTAAAGCCCTGGAAACGTGAATTTGAGTGCTTGTCAAGTACCCCGAAGCTTCACCGGTTTTATGTTACAGAGTCTCCCTTTCTCTCCTCTGTAACATAAAAGCAATCTCCGCCCGGCACCAACCAACGATCATCAAGAGAGATTGCAGGTGAAGTCGCTTGCGAGGGTACTTTACAAGTGCTTAAACCCGAAGGGTGGCCTTATCCGACGATTGCCTGTTTCTCATTCTCGTTCTCGTTCTCCCTTTCTCGTTCTCGTTCTCCGTTCTCGTTGGCAATCTGCGAAGTCGGATAAGGACATTCACGTACCCTCCAAAAGGCCCGCCAACCACGAGTGAGATGAGCGACAGCGAAGTACTTTCGGCTTCGCTTTGCCGAAAGTCGAACGGGCCAGCCTATCGCTTATACCAGTCAAGGCAGAATAGGCGCATCGCTTCGCGCCCTGACTTGACCACGGCAACACGCCCTTCGTTGCCGACAAAACCGCACACACCAACACACACACCCTCCTCACCAACCGACACCCAACAACCCCCACCCCACCAACACAACCACTCACAAACACCACCCACCCCCACCACCCAAACCTTTAGTCTCCCCACCCCCGTGTGGTCAACTGCGTTTGTTTGGTTCGCAAGGGGGTATGTGCCGACCCTCCCCCTTAATAACACGTGTTATACGGTGTTTTGGCGTGTTTGGTTCAGTTGTTTGTTTGGTGTGTGGTTTATACCTTGGTTCCTCCGAGTGTTGAGGCCTCTCTTGCCTTGACCTAACCGCTCGTGTTGGTCGCTCCGTGCCCCCCCTGTGGGCCGTCGTGTCTGGACACGGAGTCAGATGCCCCTCTGACGGGCGATCGAACCGTTGTTAGCGGCGAGTGCGTTTGTACTGTATCATGTCGGTTCTGGGGGTTCACTCAATTTTTGGAGTTTTTTGATGGCTGAAAAGAAAATGATTGTGGAGAGGGAGCGTTCCCAGATTGAAGCTGAAGAGATTTGGCGTTTGATGCGTGGTGATGGCAATCAGTCTCGTATCAATGACGGGAAACTCGCACCTTCGTAGATTGTTATGACAATTGAGGATGTTGCTGAAAAGGCGGACATCTGGTCTGAAGCAATCAAGAAGATTGTTAAGGCTATTACTGCGGCGGCTGTCGCTTTAGGTACTGCTATTGCTGCGTTGTTGGCGTGGTGGCCTTCTAGTGCGCCGCCTGAGCCTGAACCTGTTTTGGGTGGTATGGGGTATGGTCCACAATGTTCGCAACTTTACAATACAATCGACCACACATGGACTGAATCCCAGTGGACTGTGTGGGAGAGTCTTAAAAGAGACATGAATTGCTAATGGCTGAAGATATCGAAAACGATTTTAAACAAATAAAGGTTTCACGTTTAACACTGGGCCTCATAATGTCCGTAGCTGTAACTTCTGGGGTTATTGTGTGGAACGCCGCCCAAGTAGCGGGTCGAATAGGCGAACTTGAAGACACCGTGAACCGGGTCGAGCAAGATATGGGCGAACTCACACTTGAAACGGACCCCACGATCCTTATCAGACTTGATTCTTTAGAGAAAAAAATCGATGAGCTTGCCGATATGGAGGGTTTGGACGAAATAGATGAGCGTTTAGAGAATATTGAAACGTGGATAGAGGAACTCGACCGGGATTCCGGTGAGGAGTTTCGTTGGGAAATAGACGACCTACATCATCGTTCATGGGCTTTGGAGGAAACACTTCGGAGTCGTGAATGGGGGAATGAGATGCTGCGAGAATTTTTGGGATGGTAAAACGTGGTGATCTATGGGTGCGACTGTGAAGGGGAAGAATGTGTTTGCCATTTTTACCATTATGACTGCGCCTGTGACCATTGTCCCGACTGTGCTGACGACTGCTTTTGTTTCGAATATGCCGAAATGATTGATGAAATGGAACCTCTAACTCTTATGGAAGTATTTGAACAGAACCCTGAATTGATGGGTGAGCGAACAGATCTTGATCCTTTCGAGGACGACGAAATAATTGAATGTGATTTAGAAAATCCAGATATTTGTGAATCTTGCCAATAAGGGGCTGCTATGCCATCAGGGAAAGCAATAACTGTAGAGAAATGGGCGGATTATCAAGCTCTTCGCCGTCAAGGGAAGTCGCTTTATGCCGCAGCAAAAGAATGCGACATTTCCTACCACGCTTGCCGAGACGCAGAAGGGGGCAAAGCTCCGAGAAATTTCATCGCCGCCCAAGAAGCGCTGGGGCAAACAATCCAGCCAGAGGTGCCTCAATATGATGACCTTTGTCCTGAGGCGCAGGCTGCGTATGACAATATCGAAATCTTTGCCAAAAGGTATTTCGGCATTATTTTACAACCGTGGCAGATTGAAGCAACCGAACGGATCATGGGTCTGCTCGAAACAGAATACGAAGAGTATGTAGTTATCAACGCCCCACCGGGTACAGGTAAATCCACGTTTTTTGCGAAAGTTTTACCTGCGTGGGCTACAGTTCGGAACCGTGCCATTCGTGGCATGATCGGGTCTTCTACGCAGCGTTTGGCTGAGTGGTATTGCCGCAGGTTGCGTGCCGAGTTAGATCGAGCGCATCCGGTTAGAGCCGAATTAAACGATGTTCGTTTAAATTTGGCGGTTGACGCCGAGGCCACGCTGCAAGAAGACTTCGGAATGTTTAAACCAGACTCGTCAGAGATCTGGCGTGCCGAAGCATTCACTGTGTTACAGAAAGATGACACACCGCTATCGCAGAAAGAACCTACATGGTCCGCATTCGGTATGGACTCCGGGTTCCTTGGTGGTCGCTTTGACCTAGTTATCTGGGACGACGTATACGACCCTCGCAAAATGAGATCCGCTGAAGCCCGAGAAGATATGCGAAGATGGTGGGATGAAGTGGCTGAAACTCGGCTCGAACCCGGTGGATTACTCGTATTACAAGGACAGCGAATGTCCGCTGATGACATTTACCGATACGCACTTGATAAAGTTGCGCCCCCGGACGACTACGAACTCGAAGAATTCGATCCAGAAGATGCTCCAGAAGAGTGGCGTAAATATCATCACCTCAAATATCAGGCGCATTATGACGAAATTTGTTCAGGTGATCCCGAAGAACACAAGCCCAGCGGGAAACCTTGGCCTGAAGGATGTCTCCTATATCCGAGGCGGCTACCGTGGCGACGATTACGGCATATCAAAGCACAAACGCCAGATAGATTCGAAGTTCTTTATCAGCAGTCGGATGTAAACCCGGCCAATGTTCTAGTAGACCCTCTCTGGGTAAGCGGAGGACAAGGAAAAGATGGGGTACATCACCCCGGATGTTGGGATGATGACCGGGATTTATGGGAATTACCCGCAAATGTTGGCGGCGAAATGTTTGTTATCGCTACCGCCGACCCCTCTCCAGCAAACTTTTGGGCTATCCAATGTTGGGCTTACAACCCACAAACAGAGTTTCGCTACCTTTTAGAGTCATATCGACGTAAGATGGATGCACCGTCCTTTTTGGACTGGAGCCATGAACAACAACGATTCACCGGTATAGCCGAAGAATGGTGGCAAATAAGCAACGATATGGGGCACCCGATTACTCATTGGGTTATCGAAGCTAACGCTGCACAGAAATTCATTCTCCAGTACGACCATTTCCGACGCTGGGCGGCATTACGAAATGTTCAACTTATTCCGCATTACACGCATTCTAAAAATAAAGGCGACCCGAAATACGGGGTGCAAATGCTTGCTCCGATATGGCGTGTTGGCCGAGTGCGTTTGCCCGGTAAGCAGAACACTGAAGCAAGACCTCATTCGTTACTTCTCGTCAACGAAGTAACACGCTGGAATGCTGAAGGTACCGGTGCCAGAACAGATGACTGCGTTATGGCACAATGGTTTCTCGAACATAATTTAGAGAAACTTTACATGCCGACTACAATTAACAATCGACAGTGGCGTCCGACTTGGCTCACGGGTGACGCCGAACTTTTGGCGAGGTAAGAGTGAAATCCGTAGAAGAAATTATTAGTTTATATACGGCACGATCTCGTACCAATGATAGCGCCAAAGCAAAAATGCGTGAACTGCGAGATTACTATAACGGCGATGTTGTTATTCCTCTACCAGAATTAAACAGTGACGAAAAATCTGCTGTCGCTAACCTTCTTGGGCAAGGCTTAGACCAAACAGCGATGCGTATCGCATCGACAAGCCCCGATATTTATTGTCCGCCAGTAGACACACGCACTAAACGAGCACGAGAAAACGCTGATATACGTCGCAAAGCTCTGTTTGGGTTTTGGGAAAACAGCCGAATGGATCTCCAATTGGCGAAACGGGCACGTCATCTCATAGGTTACGCCAGCACATGCACACATCTAAGGTTCGACAGAAAGATTGGGGCACCTACATGGCATGTCCGTGACCCATTAACTACCTATCCAGCAACAATGTTGGGGGTAGATGATGTTCGGCCAAGGGACGTTATCTTTGCTTACGAGCGTCAACTCGGGTGGATACGCCAAATGTATCCAGAAGCAGCACGGCAATTCGGTGGAGATGGCACAGCTACAGAAGATACAAGTCTTCAGCTAATCGAATACGTTGATGCCGAAGAACAAGTTCTTATCGGTATGCGTACTGTTACACCTAAATCATTACCTTTCATGTCACCAGTTAGCTCCGGTGAAGCAAAACAAATCATTGTTGAATTAGAACGGATACCTAATCCACTTGGGCAAACCCCAGTTGTTTGTGCACAAAGAATCAGTCTCGATAATGCACAAGGACAATTCGACGGCATCCTCGGCATGTACCAAATGCAAGCACGATTGATGGCCTTAGAAGTTATAGCTGTCCAAAAAGGTGTATTCCCCGACACATATCTCATAGGTCGGGCCGGAGAAACACCACAAATTGTAAACCCAGCCGACGGTTTAACCGGCGAAGTTGGTGTTGTTCGAGGTGGAGATCTTCGAGATATACAAACCCAGCCGGGTTATATGACAAACCCAGCTATTGACAGGTTGGAACGGGCACAACGTTTAACTGCTGGAATCCCACAAGAATTTGGTGGCGAATCAACTTCCAATATTCGGACAGGGCGACGAGGCGAAGCCGTTCTTTCGGCTGTCGTTGACTTCACGGTACAAGAAGCACAACGAATAATGGCCCGGTCGCTGCAAGAAGAAAACCGTTTAGCCATAGATCTTTGCAAGGCATACGCTGGTGGACGTAAACGTAGCTTTTATGTCAGCACCAAAAACGCCAAAGGCGCAGTTGACTACGTGCCCAACGAAAACTTTGACAGCAACGACAACGTAGTTTCCTACTCACACCCCGGTGCAGATATCAACAATTTAGTAATCGGCGGCGGGCAACGAGTCGGGATGGGAACAATGTCGAAGCGTTCGTTTATGGCTATCGACCCGCTTGTAGAAGATCCCGAGTTTGAACACGACACGGTAATAGCTGAACAATTAGAACAAGCACTTCTTTCTTCTGTGCAACAACAAGCTTCAGAAGGTGTTATTCCCGCTGGTGACTTAGCTCGAATTATGGAATTAGTAAAGAACGACCAAATGGAACTGGCTGAAGCTGTCGAAAAAGTGCAACGTGAAGCGCAAGAAAGACAGGCAGAAGTAATGCCAGCAGGTTCCCCAGAGACAATGCCGGGGCTAGCAGCCCCCGGAATGGGAGCAGAAGCTATGGCCGCTATGCCGCCTGAACCTGCAACGCCGCAATCACTTGAAGAATTAGTGGCGGCGCTGTAATGCCACGTAAAGGTAAAGGTTCCAAAACTCAACCAGTCCAGACAGCAACCGGTCAAACATATGGTGAAGCTGGAGTTCAAGAACAAGCACAAGAAATCGTGCCGTTGCCCCAAGTCATCGATGCTGAAATAGTAGAGCCTGCTCCTCGAACCGGTGCACAACCGGGGGTTATGGGTAGTCCCTTCAGGCAAACAGAGTTCCCAAATGAATCTGTGATGACAGGAGCAAATTATTCTCAGGCAGCCGGTCCTCCGCTTTCAGCAGGACGGGCACAACAATTGCCAAGGTTTTTGCACATAATGGGTGCTTTAGCTAATAACCCCTACGCAGATGACGGAATGAAAGAAATAGTCCGTCGAATGGAACAATTCGTACCACCATCACCTAGAGCACGATGAGTTTCGGTAGCCGGGTCTGGAAGATATTCCGCAATGTCCCTGATATAGGGATACAAGCTGCGGACTTTTTTGTTGATGGCATCAGCGCATTGGGGGATGACGAGTTTGGTGTTGTCGAAGGTTTCATAGAATCGTGGGAAGATAATGTTTTAGGGAAACCTTCTGGCACAGGGACAGGTGAACGAAGCATTATCGGTGCGACCTTAGGGCCGCAAGGTATTGTTGGCGCAACTGTAGAAGCAGTACCCGAAGGTGTAAGAGAAGCAGTAGGAAGTGACCACTGGAACTTAATGCTCAGTGGATTAGATTTTACATGGACATATGGGGTTGCCCGTCCAGTTGCGACTCTTGCCACTATCGCCAACATAAACGCACTTAGTTTTCAACAAAGCAAATATTTGCAAGCTATCCGCTCCGGGGAAGTAGATCCCCGTGTAGCAAGCATGAATGGTTGGCTCCCGTTTAATCATCGGACATTTGATCCGACGACGTGGCGTGAAGCATGGAATTTGACACAGCATCGATCACCCGGTCAAGCAGCGACGCTGGCGCTAAACGGTGTAAATATTTACAGTCCTGAAGAACTCGCAGAGTTCAAAGAAACAAATATGTATTACATAACGTCTGGGGTTCTGGACGCTGGGTTAGCTGTTGCGGCTGATCCAACTTATTTAGGAGCGAAAGCTGCACGGTTGCGTGTTCTTAATAGACGAGCACGAAACCTTTACGACGAATCAGGTGGTTCGATTACTAGCGTCGGACCATATTTAGAAGATGGTGTTGTGCGCCCCGGATTGTTTGGCGAACGGCCTTACATGGAACCGTTTATCCAAACACAGCGTCCGGCAGCACAGCGAGAATCAATTGTTTTGCGGACACCAAGCCGCAGAGATATTCGCATTGGGGGCGAAAAGTTACACAACTGGATATTGGAACACGAAGCACCCGCATTAACACGGTTGCTTGGTGGAAGTGTCACAGATATGTTGACTATTCCGGGCGGCAGAAAAGTGGGAGATCCGGGCCGTGTACGTGACGAACTTTTCTTTGAAAACTATTCGTATAAACCTAAATGGATGGATGACCAACCATCCACAATGGATGAAACATTAACAAGCTACGTCGATGAAGCAGAGCGAATTAAAACAATATTCGACGATGAATTAGAGTCTGCATTAAACAACGGAGATATCCCTCTTCACGTGATAGGCACAGGTGAAGCAAGCCTTGATCCTAAATGGGGTCTTCTCCCAGAGAACTACATTTGGGATTTAAACCCGGACAGTGTAGGTACTAAACAATGGCAGACTTTCGAAGACTCCACCCGAGCAGTCATTGACGATTTCCAAATTGCATTTGACAGTTTTGAAGAAACTCTCGCAAGCGGGGATCTCTGGACTGCTGCAAGTTTTGGGGAAGGCAAAGGACTATTCGACGGTGAAACGTTAGAACGGCTTCCCGAAAAAATAAGCCACATGATTCAGGATTATGGGCCTCTAGCGGAAGCTTTGGACGAGGCTGGCAGAAAAGCCAATGCCTCTGATCCTAGAGGTTTGTGGACAGTTTTGCGAAGCTTGGATGAATTCATCGAGGACACACTTGGTGTTTACACTGACAGATTCAGTATTGATCCCACTAGTGATTTAGGCAGAGCATTACCTGAGCAATACCATCTATTAGCTGACGATCTTTATTCTTTGCGTGGACGCTTTAGAAATCTTTTGATTGAAAAGCCTTTGGCGGTACGTGCAAGAGAAGCGCTGAAACGCGCCAATGAAGAAGTACCTCCCTTTGACAGCCCAACTGAGCAACTTGTTCGCAATAGTGGCTTCACAATGGCCTTACAAAATCTAATCGACTCTCATCGATCAGCAACCAGAACAAATCTCGTAGATGAACTAAACAATCTTATTGAACGCTCTTTAAACGAAATAGATGGTAGCGAAAACTATGCAATAAATAATCTCTGGAATGCGCTCCACCCCGGACGGGCAAGTGCGGGATCTCGAACATTCAGAGAATTAATTGAACGGTTGGACGAACAGTTCCCCGGTATGGGTTGGGATGATTTCCTTGATAACGATTACCTAAGAGATGTTTTACGAAGACAAGCTGGGGGGGACGAAGATGCTCGTCGTCCATTTGATTGGTCTGAGTTCGCGGACGGTTGGCCTATTGAGGAAGGAAGACAAGAACGGTGGGCTATATATGTAGATCAAGCAACTACCGTCATAGAGGATTTACTTGACCGACAACGGAATACAGCACCGCTAAGAGATGCTGATACCCCTAATCCCTACGCAGATTTTGAACAACGTATAGAACAAGTACGGCAAGTTATCGAAGACATTGTTGTTGAAGGTGCGATTGAAAGACGATTCGATGGTCCTGAAGATCGCGTAAATCTTTGGGGTCCAGAAGAGTTCGCAGCAATGCAATCAGGGTTTAATTATTTAGTCGCTGCCACAGACGAAATGATAGATGATTTCGTTAGAGCGGCAGTTCCTAATGAACTTTTAGAAATGCAAGACATATACCAAGATTCTCTTGCTAGCCAATCAGCTTTAATGGGGTTGGCTAGTTCAATGAGTCCAGATGATTGGAATCGATATGTCGATGAACTCTACGGCAAAGATCGTTGGGCTGGGGCAAGAGGGTCATATCACACTGAAAAGTTTTTAGATCGTTTAACTCTACGTTTGTTTAAAGAGTTGCCTACATGGGGACCGTTCTATAAGGCATTGCCCAAAGACCAGCTTTGGCAGCGAGCACAAATATATGCACGTGTGGCTAATGGTGGTCCTGTAGATAGTTCTTCTTGGCTTCCTTATTACAATCTTATTCGTTTAGAAAAAGGAAACCCTGCTGTTAAAGCAGCGATGACAGAACAAGCAAAAGACTTTTCCTACATTTGGTCTTTGTTGCGAGATATCGAAGCACCTGTTATCAGAACAAGAGAAAGAGGTGTTTTCGGTTCCGAAATCAGAAGTGTTTACGACAAAGATGTAACTGTTGATCCCATCGATAAATCCGTTACAGAATTCCGAACCGACATACTAAATATGTCTTATGACGAACCCGGATTAATAGTTCCCACTTATCCTCGGAACATTGATGAAACAGCCAAACTTGCTGATGAAGGCATCGACAGATATATAGACCGTGGCAACGAACCGGGTGACCAAACTACTTATTCCTTGCCAACTTCAATGAGAATTAGGCATAACCAAGAAAGAGCTACCGTTCACTGGCACTTTAGAGAAATTCGTCATGCACGACAAAACATTCTTGCGCTTGAAGAACAAATTCGGAAACGCAAATTCGATGAGAAAGTAAGAAAAGAAGATAAAATCTATCAACGTGATGAAGGGTTCAGCCTTTTGGATGAGGCCGTCGAGATTTTAGACGACCCGGAAGGTCCACATTTTGACCCTATTTCTAAAGCAAATGCTGAACGGTTACGTCTAACCCTTAAAGCTAAAGAAGCAGCCCACGCTCTTTATATCAAAAACTATTTGTTTAGCCCACGTGCTTTAGCCCAAATGGCTGAAGTCCAAGGAAAGCGGGTTATCGAAGATTTAATGAATGAAGTCTTCGAAGCGAACGGAATGTGGGTTCAACCAGAAGCAGGACCGAATTCTCCAGCTTGGGCTTGGTCACAACTTGGAGCAGATGTATCAGAAGAAGCTTTACGTCAAGCTGGCGACATAATTGAAAACTATGAACACGTGATGTTCGACCATACTTTAGGTCGAGAAATGGGTTTGACTGAGTTCCAAGATATGTTCCCAAGCCCACCTCCAGCAAGAGGATTTGTTCGTGAGAGCGCAACTGATCTTATAGATTTTGCTGGGTTCGATCCGAATAGCCCCTATATGGAATTGATCGACCGCATTTCGGAAATGGATAGATTTCCTTGGCAAGCAGTCTTAGGATTAGATGACGCATTAGTCGGAATGCTGGTTAAAACCTACGAACGTATTCCACCTATCGGATTTAAAGAAGATATAGCTACGGATGTTTTGCAGACAAGAACTGCTCCATTCGACGATCCAGTTCCCGAAATGCTTAGTTCTCCTGAAGCTCATTCTTTAGTCGCAGATCAAATAATAGAAGCTGCGATGGCCCCGTTGAATCCTGCATTAGCTAAAGCTTTGCCGTCTGCCCCATCGACAAGGACAGGAGTGCTAGCGAAAACTTTGTTTAGCAAATCAGGGCCGTTAGCAGGTCCGATGAATAGTCGCTTCGTTAGGCTGTTCTCGGAAAAAATTCCTCATGGAGTTATAAACGTCCATGACCGGAGTACCGTTGCTGGGCAACTTGAAGTTATGTTCCGTGAATTAGGACGCATCAATCTTTTAGTGCCTCCCGGCATGGGCAGACGTGAGAGAAAAGCAACGCTAAAGAACGCTGCGCCTGATACACCCCGACGTTTAGCTAGCGGTGAAGATTTTACGCTTCTTGATCTTGCGATTATGACCTACAAAGGTACGCCAGAACTTCCAGAACCGGCTCCTCGGAATCGGATAGAAGCAGAGCAACGTGTTGATGATCTAATGATCGACTTTCTTAATTCCTATGGGGATGAATTAGCAGTCAAAATTGATCGTCTTAATGAAGCGGCTCTTAACGGTGCAATAAACGCAGTAACTCCTCACCCAATATTTAAAGATGTTGATTGGGGAAGTGCCGGTGTTTCGGCTGCAATGAAAGGAATACTTCGAGGCGATATTGATGCAGCTAAACGTTTATTAGAAGATGCAGCAGAACACACAGAACGACGATACGGGAATAGTGATTTCACTGAAGTAGTAATTCCCGAATTGGGTGGGACAACATTTATTTATAAACCAATGTCTCCATCACAAATGCGGCAAACATTAGTGATGCCTCGGTGGGATAAATTCGAACGCCTTTTCCAAGTTCTTCAAGGCGATATAAAAACTATTATTGGACCCAACGGAGAAAACCTAGATGTTTCTGTTAGCGCCAGAAATGCAATAGTTAGAGCGACACGTCGTGAAGCATTAACAATGTGGAAGCGTCATACGCTTCTGACTCCACGTTGGCAAATGGTAGTTAACACAGATTCGCAACTACGCAATGTTGCACATTTAGGGGCTGCGATGGCGTTAGGGCGTCTTGGCGCATCGTTTGATGAATTACGTGTTCGCTGGCTTCGTAAAGCTGGGGTAGATATAAACGCTGTTGTAGCCGACAAACTCGTTGAGCAGTTGCCGGATTCGCTTACAGGGGCAGGTTGGGTTCAGCAAGTTGACTTTTATAAACGATCACATGATGAAGGTGTGGTGGGATTTGAAAGAACAATAGAAGAGTTTGTCGCTGATGCTATTGGAGAAGAGTATGCAAATAAGCGTGCGAATATAAGAACTCTTGCTATGACTGGATCAGGTTGGTTCTTTGGTGGTCCGGTAGGCGCTGCTGCTGCCGCTGGCCTTTACACAACATACAGTCGAGACAGTTTAACAAAACTTGCACGTCGCCAATTAGCTGATACATACGGTGTGGCTTTGCGAGCAGAAGCATTGGATCTGGTTGAACGTGCAAACAGACTAGATATTTCAGAATTTATGCGGGCGCAATATCCTGACATTCCGCAGTATGCGCTTGACGAAGTAGCAGAGGTAAAAAGTGAACATTGGATAGCCCGAGATGCTACATACAATGATTGGATTAACGAAGCAGGTACAACAGAATCTTGGATGTACAGGCGGCTGCTAGAAGATGAAGGCTTAATCGATGCAGAACATATAGCCCATCGTATAAATTGGCAGCTTCTCCAAGAACTAGGTGCGCGTCAAAGAGGCGAATACTATTTCGACAAGCTGGATCATACCCCAGTTTCTGACGAAGCTCTTAGAAATCTGCGTGCTATCACCAGATCACGATCTGACGGTAGTCGTGGTGACCAATTCAGGATAGAAGACATCCGTAATACTGAGGTATACACGAGAAGCTCGTATTTAACTCAACTTATTATTCAACACAGGTTTAACCAGCTAGCTGATGCTAATGGTGTTATCACTTGGGAACGGTCAACACGCCGGTCGTCGTCGCCTTCAAGAATGCCAGAGTTGGGGTTCTTCATTAGAGCAGAAGATGTAACTCAGATACTTGATACGCAAGGTTCGTTAAAGAATCTGGCAGAACAGTTGCAAACCACAATTAAAGATCGCAACGAAGTCGCTCGACTATTAGCCACTCGTGCCGAAATTGTAAATGACTATCAAACTAAAATTGTTGGTGACGCAAAGTTAGACCCCAGCATGGAGAAACCAATCTCTATGCTTGAAGAGGCAGGAGAGATCTTAAGCGAGTGGGGTTACGGGTCAACACAAGTTGGTTCAACACGTGTAGATAAAGCATTTGGCAATACTCCACAGCAACAAGAAATTTGGCGACGTGGAATATCAGCTAATCCAATGGCAAGAGCGCAACTTGACGCTGAAGCTGATGTGCAAAGACGTTTTGAAAAATTCCAAGGCGCTCACCAATACGACATACTGAACCAATACGAAGAAGCTAATTTTTCTAAAGCGTATGACGATTTCTTAATCCGCCATGTAATTCCACAGGATCTCGATAAAACAAATCTCGCTCAACAATTGTGGGCAAAAGTATTTTCGGAAACAGAAAGAGTGGGGGGATACGATGCTGACGAAATTGTTAAGTGGATGCGTGCCAATAATGTGCAAGAACTTCTTCCTGAAGAATGGCACGGGTTCGATCGAGGAATTGGGGATGGGCTTTACGAATTAGCAGTAAAAATGGGGTACGAAGCAAACAGTATCTTGCCAAGTTCCGTAGATGTTTTCGATGAAGCAAGACGATCTCTGATACAAGGCACTCCCATTTCGTGGAATGTTGAAGTAGCTGCTGGTATCAGAAAGTTAAACCAACGGCACGAAGATTTTTGGATTTTATATAAGCAACTTGATAAGCAATACCGACAAGCAACAGGTTCTCGCTATTACCCCGACGAATTTTTTGAAGATCTATTTGGACCAAATAGAATCGAAGGTCCACGGTGGGTTGATGATTCTGATATAAGAGAAACCCCATTTAGGATGAGCGACTCAGGTCGTAAATGGGAAGACGTAGTTAGCTGGGACTCCATAAGACAAAATCTCCGTGGCCCCAGCACACTAGAAATTTTCCAACACTCATGGAATGAGACTGTTGCGAAATCTGTTGCTGGTGAGTCTCAGAATGTTTTAATTGCCCGCACGTTAAGCACAGACATAATCGAACAGATGCGGAGAACCGCTGTTTCCGATAGTTGGGATAACCTTCGCTCATTAACAGATTATGAAAAAGCCAAGCGTAAATCTGATCTAAGAGGTCAATACACTTGGGAATCTAACGGCATAGGCGACTTCGGTAAAGTCGTTACCGATTCTTCCTTTATCGATGCTCTGCAAAGCAAAAATATTATTGACCGATACAAAGGTTTGCTTGACGGCATCTTTGAAAATCTGACAATGGTCGAAGATTATCTTTCACGAGGCACTCTTTACGAAAGCATTTACACACGTGAAATCTTTGAAAATCTTCAGCTATATCGCTTAGACGATGCAGAAGGTGTCAACTATCGAATTAGCCCCGAAGCTCTTAAAGGTGTAGTTAACAAAACAAGAGCTAGTGCTCTTCAACAAACTAAAGATGTTCTTTACGATTTGGCTAACCGTTCAAAGTTTGAAGAATTAGTTGGAGAAATCTCCCCGTTCTTTGGAGCGTGGCAGGAAGTTACAACACGATGGTTTGGTATAGCTGCTGAAAACCCAGTGTTTGTTTTCAGAATGTTGAAACTTTGGACTGTAGCAACAGCCGAAGATGAAAACGGACAAAGTATTTTGATGGTTCAGCTACCTGATGTCTTTGATTCAGAAATTGACACAAAGTTCTTTGGTTCACACAAACTCTTTGGCAGTCTTTCTGTAGCTTCTCAAATGCCAATCGATTTAAATCTGCGTTCAGCTTCGTTAATCGGTGGCTTTGCGGGAACCGGGCCGATAGTTTCGTTCGCTGCAAGTGAACTTGCGATTGAAAATCCTGACATTTATGAGTCTCTCGATTTTCTGTTCCCTTACGGTTTAGTAGAAGGAGGCAATGCACTTGAACGGTACGCTGCTGCTCATACACCTTCTTGGATAAAGAGCGCTGCATCAGTCGCTGGTCTTGACACTGACCGGAGAGCAGCAACAGCGGCGAGAGTGCTGCAAGATATTCTTGCTGAACAGTACATACAAGGGAATGTTCTACCTAATTCTGAAGCAGGGGCTAGACGGCTACTCGATGAAGTAGAACGTCGAACCAAAATGATTTACTCGATGAGGATGCTTCGGTCTTTGGCAGTACCAGTTTCCTATCAACAACAGTCACCGTATTGGCCGATCCTTTCAGAGTTTTGGCGTACCGAAAAAGAATATGGTGATGAAGTAGCCGATCTTTGGTTGATGGAAAACCATCCAGAGCTTTGGTCAGCTACAGCACGGCGGACACTTGCTGATGGGGTTATAGCTGGATCGCTTGAAGGACATCGTTACTACGAAGATCACAAAGCTATGGCTACGGAATATCCTGAATTGGGAGCGTTTATAACCGGCGAAGTCGGAGCTATAGATGTGCAGTTTGCGTACAACAAAGCGGTTGCACAGATAGAACGACAAGAAGGCCGACGTGACACTCTGACACCTGACGATTTCTTACATGAAGCAGGATCTAATTTAGGATGGAGAGAGTACCGGGTATTCCGCAATTCGTTGACTAATGAATTAAACAAGCGGATGCAAGCCGGTGGTTCGGGGAGCCTTAACGCACAATCAAACTTTGATTTGTGGAATCAACGACGGAATTTCGTTACAGAACTATCTCGCAAAAATCCAATGTGGGCCAGTGAGTTTAACAAGATTGGTGATCCGGTTACACAGAAGAAAATTTTGGAAGGCTTCAGGTTAATAGTTGAAGATGAAGCGTTTGCTTACCGTCCAGAAATTCCCCTTATCCAACGTTATTTGCAGTTACATGACGGTATAGCTCAAAGTCTTTTAGCACGAGCCGCAGCCACCGGCAACCGCTCATATTTGAGACTTTCTTATACAAGAAATCAAGATCTTTCACGTCAATGGGAAATCGGAGTTTTGCAACTCTTGACGTTCCCAGACTTTGGAAATATATACGACAGGTACTTTAGTAATATCGAAAGTGTGAATACTTCTAATCTTTCTCAATTTGCGCCTGCGACATTAAGGACAGGTGACTGATGTCATTCTTAGGAAGACTAAGTGACGTATTGGCAGAAGTGCCTTTACCTCCGAATCTCAATGCGGGACCGCTCGCTTTAAAGGTTTATCAAGAGTACATTTTGCCGAACTTGTCTGATGAAGAAAAAGAAAGGTTTGATCCCGACGCAGATTCTTTATCTCAGATAGAACAAGGAACAGATCCGCAGCAAGGAAACTCCGGGGGGAGAGGAGCAGCCGAGATTGCGGAATGGCTTGAAGGTCGAGTTGCTGATGGTCAAATAACCCCAGAAGAAGCACAAGCTTTGTTGATGGGCGCTGTACCACCAGCTAGTCCTCCTCGAAATGAAGCTCTAATTACTGATATAGAGTTTGTTAATCAGCCGGGAGGGGGAGATATTGTTTCAACTGGCTTTGATCCCCTTGGCCGCAGCGGTTCTATGTTTATGCAAGGTGTTGTCCCAGCGGGAACACTTGGGTTAAAAGATCAACCATATTTTGGTGTTTTCGCACCGGGATTCAGTCTCGAAAGTGATGAACTGATGATCGGAACGGCAACCAAAATAGATAGAGACATGGAACAAAAAGGTTTTGAGTTTCGTCGAATGGTTGAAGAAGACCGACCGTTCACTATTAAAGATGGGTTGAATCTTTACGATCAACAATCTCCCAGAGCGCAAAGATTGATTGCTGAAAGTCTTGTGCCAACGATGATGAAAGATCCTAATTTAAGGAAACTAATAATGAGTACCCCGGAGTTGATATACGACCGGGATTCTGTATTCATTGCATTATCAACTATTCAAGAAGATGCTGCTTATCAAGCAAGTTTGTTGAAAGATCACCCTATGTCCACTGGGTTTGAAACTCTGGATATGATTCCGGCTTTGACGGAAGCAGAGCTTGGGTTTGAAGACCCTTGGGACTCGGGACAATTCGGTGAGAATCGTCGAGCTATGTCAATGAAAGATCTAACAGATTATTTGTTTGATGAAGCTGTTGCTTTAGGTGCGGTAAAGACTGTTACGAAAGAATACAGTGATGCTCTTGCGGAAAGCGTTTACCGAGAGTTGACTGGTCGTGCCCCGGATGAGGCTTTCTTTGTGTTAGCAGATACGTGGACTAGAGAAGTTCAAATGGATAAAGGAATGTCTGGGCAAGGTGCTGCATCGCAAGCAGAATATTCAGCGAGATATGTGAGTGGGATCGAAGAAGAGTATGGAGATGAAATTGCTGAAAGTAATCAAAGAACCGCACGGTCTTCTTTGCTGAGAGCTATGCAAAGGTAAACAATGCCAGAAGTACTTGCTACGCCAGAAGAGATACTTGAAGCAGTTTCCTCTATTCCGGGGATATATGACAACGAACCGGTAGATCTTATTGCTTTAGCTTTTCTTGAAGCAAACAATTTTCTGGATGCTCAAAATTATGATTTTGATGATGACTATTTTAGAGCGACTGGGAAAAGCCGAGGGTTAAAGAGTGCGAACGCAGTAGATAGATCTTACGGGATATGGCAAATTAACTTTCTCCCTGAATATGGCGCAAAAAGAGCAGCCAAAATCAACAATCGAATGGGGGATGGAGGGGAAGAATATTTAAAAACTGAAAAAATCCGAGGGGTAGATGTAGTTACCAAAGAATCATTGGATGAGTTTTTTAGTGCGAAGCACGGTAAAGAAGAGTTGTTCAGACGCAATCTGATTGCTCTTTCTTCTGTGTGGAGTCCCGGCGATAACTTTGGTGCTTGGTCTACTCACCCTGATTACACCGTAGAACTTGGAGAACAAGACCGCATAAATCGGGACAGAAAATTTGAAGAAGCTCATCAGTCTGCTAAAGAACTATACGAAACAATAAACCCTCCCTTTGTTCCTTCGGAAGAATACCTAGCATTAGAAGAAGAATTATTAAAAGCCGAAACTGAAGAAGAAGAAAACCGTATTAAAGGTTTGATGGGTGAAGAATACAACCGCATTAAACCTTTTGAGTTCATTAACCGTGAAGATCGTCCTTTAATAAACCGTGAAACTACCCCTAAGTTATACAACCAAGATCGGGTAGTTACCCTTGACATGCATGGGACAGGCAGAGGCATACCCATACAACTAGCGAATAAGAGAACAAATATGGCTACAGATCCTGAAGGCATAATGCCTCCTGAATATAAAGACAAAGTAGCGGCTGGCATTTGGGGTTGGATTGGCAACAACGATGCTTTAACTATCGATGGTGTTCACATAATCGATATCATCACTGATCCAGAACAATACGGTGAGTTGATACCGGGTACTCCTGACTACGACGAATGGGTATTCGGTTTACTTGCTCAAACAGAGTATTACCAAAACAATTGGGAAGACCGTGCGGAACGGGATCTTGAATGGTATACCGAAGGGCAACACGAAGCATGGTCAGAACGACGGCGTAGCCTAGTTGAAACAGAATTAGATTTAATTGAAGGTTTTATAGCTGAAGCACAGCTTGATTGGACTGACGATCAAATTTTACAAGCAGCAAAATTTGCGTGGCTCAATGGTTGGGACGTAAACGACATACGTGAGTTCCTTATTTCAGGGGAACTTGGAGATGAATCGTTTGCTGGAGATTTAATCGACTTTGATGATGAAGCTATACCGGGAACTCTTCAAAATATTGGGCGTCAGGAAATCACAAAAACGTATAATGACTATTTTGTTGAACCAACTGAAAGAGACATTGAAGATTGGGCAACTCAGATGTTCTTGTCGAAAGACGGTGGCGACACAGAGTTAGAACAGTTAAAAGATTTCTTGCGCGAACAAGCTGCTGATTTATATCCGGGTCACGCTGATCGGATTCTTGCTGGCCGTACACCTTTAGCAATATTGGGTGCTTACGAAACAGTTTTCCAATCAGTTATGGGTTATAAACCACAGTGGGTAGGGCAACACAGAGAATTAGCAGTCGATGTTCTTGGTCGCAATGACACGGCGACAGGGTTTGCTAGGTATTTACGAGGGACAGAAGAATACGATGGAACTACTAATGCCGTTAATAAAGCGTTTAGCACAGTTAGTAATTTGAATCGGTTAATGACAGGAGTCGGCTGATGGCTTTTATAGACCCAGAGTTTTATGGGGGCAGTACACTCCAAGACGAAATCAATAAGCGACGTGACCGAGCTAAACGGGAAGCTGGTACTGGTGTCGATATGGAATCCTCTCTTGGGGTTCCTATAACTAGTGGTATAACTCCTCCGTCTAATACCGGCTCCAACGGTTCCAATGGTTCCAATGGTTCCGATGAAGATGATGGTGCTGGTGATGTTCCACCGCCAATGGATTGGGAAGCTATACGTCTGACTTGCGAAAGAGATGGCGGGACGTTTCATTGGGATGAGGAAACACAAACAGGATGGTGCCAAACTAAATCTGGCGGAGGGGACGACGGCGACGATGGCGACAACGGTGGGATGAGTGATTGGATTGGCTACCAAAAAGAATTAAGCCAAATGAGTGCTCGTGCCACTATCGAAGGATACTTGGGACGGTTCGGTCTTACAGGTCTTAGCGATTGGGTACACCAAAACATCACTGATGGTGTAACGGCTGAAGGAATGCTCACTCAACTGCGTTACGGGCAATCAGATGTTCCTCAATATCTTGAAGATGGGACACGAAACCCTCTTTATGTGCCACCAAATGTGAGAGACACCTACGACAATAGGTTCCCCGGAATGCTAATGCGTAGAGATAACCGTTTAGCTCCTATAACTGAAGCAGATTACATAGATTTGGAACGTGGTTATTACCAAATAGCTTCAGCAGCAGGGTTGCCTTCTACCTTTTTAGATTCACAAGCATTCCCTATGGATGGGAAAATGCAAACAGGTGTGACACAACTCATTGGACATGATGTTTCCTTAGCAGAATGGCGGACTCGTGTAACTTCAGCAGAAGAAGCCAGCCGCACAGCCAACGCTCCAGTACGTGACATACTTGTTAAACAGTATGGCTTTACAGAAGGTGACATTACAGCGGCTTTCTTAGACCCCGCTGCTGCTATCAGTATTGTTGAAGCTAGACGTAACCTTGGGGCTGCTGGTTTAATGGCAGAATCAGGTCGTGTATTAGGCACAAACCAAAGGTTCAGTAGAGGTTTGTCTGATGCTTTACAAGAAATGGATGTGCAAAGACGAGAAATCGCAGCACGTACCTCACCAATTGCTGGGTTGTCTAAAGGTATCTTTAGTTCTGAAGGGTTAAGCGGCACCCAATTGGGTGAAGCAGCATTCGGAATTAACACAGATAGCCAAACAAAGATGCGTCGTGAGCGAGAACGTCGTGAACGGCAATTTGGTGGACGAACAAATACCCTTGCTTCAGGCCAAGGTATGCGTGGTATAACCACTACCAGTACTTGACATAAAGATTCTTTGCATTTAATCTATTATTTGTTGGCCCCGGAAGGGCGAGCTAACAATACGACTTCCACCCGAGGTTCCACCGACGAGGGTGTGTAAAGATAGGTGAGTGACATATGACAGATTCCGACTCCACTGGTTACAGTGATGCAGGTTCTGACAGTTCAACTGAATCGAAACCTAATTGGCGACGTGATTTAGAAAATCGTTTAAAGGACGCTGAAGCGAGAGCAACAGCAGCCGAAAAACGTGCTTCTTCCTATGAACGTCAAGATACTTTCCGTTCTGCGGGAATTGATCTTAGCGATCCACGTGCTAAGTATTTCGTGAAGGGTTATGAGGGAGAACTCGATGTGGAAGCTATCCGTATGGAAGCTGAAGCTGCCGGGTTCTTAGGTGCTGATGCACCACCAATTAATTCAGCAGTTTCTGACGATACGTTGGTAGCTGAACAACGGATACAAGCAGCCGGGGAAGGTGGAGATCCAGTGTCACCTATAGATCTCGAAGCTCGTATTAAAGCGACAACAAATACAGATGAGTTGCGTGCTTTGATGGAGTCTGAAGGCGTTCTTTGGGGAGCTAGCCAGTAATCTGTAACTCTTAGCCATCGGAGTCCCTACTAAGGACTTCTAGAGTGGCAACACCTACAGTAACAACCTCAACGCTTGACGATCAGGTAAAAACGGCGTTCGATCAGGTTGCGTATTTCGCTTTGCGTTCGCAACCGTTGTTCGAAATGATCGCTGATGTCAGGTCAACAGCCCAGAGCCATAACGGTTCGGGCGTACAATTCACGTTCTACGCTGACATGGCACAAGCAACATCGGCACTTACCGAAAATGCTGATGTAACTGCCGTTGCGTTGACAGATAGCGCAGTAACCGTAACTCTTGCTGAGTACGGCAACGCTGTTATCACCAGCGCTAAGGTCCGTGGAACCTCATTCCTAAACGTGGACGCTGATGCGGCCAACATTGTTGGCTACAACATGGCTGACTCGCTCGACAAAATCGTTTCCGACGTAGTAAACGGCGGTTCAAACGTAACGTATGTCGGTCAAACAAGCCGTGGCGCTATCACAGCTACCGATAACTACACCGCTGCCGAAGGTCGGAAGGCCGTCGCACAGCTTCGTGGACGTAACGCTCCGGGTTGGGAAAACGGTAACTACATGGCGATCATTCACCCTGACGTTTCTTACGATCTTCGTGGAGACACAGCGGTAACTGACGTCATTCAATACCAGCTATACCAAGAAGGCGCACCGATCCGTGCAGGTTCAATCGGCACCTTCAATGGCATCGAATACATTGAAAACCCCCGTGCAGGTCTAATCGCCGACGGTGGTTCAAGTACTGTCGATGTTTACCAAACCCTAATTGTTGGCCGTCAGTTCGCTGCTAAAGCGTTCTCTCGTGCAGCAGGATTTGGTCCTGACCCAAGCATTGTTGTTGGTCCTGTGACTGACACTCTGCGTCGGTTCAATCCCATTGGGTGGTACCACCTCGTTGGCTATGGCCGCTTCCGTGAGGAATGCGGACAACGTGTGGAATCATCATCCAGCATTGGAGATAACTAATAGTTAGCTCCCCATAGGAGTGGGGGACCGGGTTTTCCCCCTTTCCCCGGTCCCCCGCACTCCTCTGCTATCATTCAAATCATGCCTATCGTTGATGGAAAGAAGTATCCTTATACCGCTAAAGGTAAAAAGGCTGCTGCCGCCGCAAGGAAAAAGAAAAAAAATGCAAAAACCAAACGGTGATGTAACGATCAGGCCCAAACCGATCCAAGGAACAGGTTCTACTAATGGCTAGTGGTCTTTACGTTGAGACTTTCGAAGCTGCGTTTAAGAACGATCTCGCTCTCGACATGGATAATGACACGTTCAAGTGCATGTTGGTGACAGCTTCTTACACACCAAACTTTGAAACTCACACAAATAAATCAGATGTATCAAATGAAGTTTCAGGTACTGGTTATACAGCCGGTGGCGAGACTCTTACTAGTGTCGCAATGACTAGTAGTTCTGATGGAACGGGCACAATTAAATGGGATGCAGATGACGTATCGTGGACTAGTTCTACGTTGTCGAATGTACGAGCCGGAGTTATCTACGATGACTCGGTGACGGACGACCGTCTGATCGCATACATAGATTTTGGGGGAGATTTCAGCACAACGTCAGGCACATTCCAGATTCAATGGAATGCGTCTGGTATTTTCACCCTTGATCTGGTTCCGTAGGAGCAATAATGCCAAGTTCAAATTATCCAACATCTCTTGATACAACCTCAACGCAGGTAACTCCAGCGTCTACTACTGACTTGGATGCGTCAGGTTACGAACACGATCAGGTGCATGGTGCTGCTTCTACTGCTTTGATTGCTTTAGAAACTAAACTAGGTATTAGTGCTTCGCCTGCTGCTTCAGCGTCAACAAACGCTTTCTTAGAGCACAGTGGTACTGGCACGACAGCGTGGACTAACACTTTGACAGGTGCGACGATTGCTGGTGCGACTCTTTCTGGTGCCATTACTGGCGCAGACCAGATCATGTCAGCGGTTACCCATAAGGACTATTCCGAAACGGTGTATGCCGGTGGTAACACTGGTGCTGCTCCAGCGATTGATGAAGCTAATGGCAACACTCAAACTTGGACGCTAGATAATAACGCTACGTTTGCTTTGCCAGCGGATTCTGG